ATTGAAGGACAAGAGCTAACTTCAGGACAAACCAAAAAACGAGACACTATCTTAGGAAACTAATGAAAAAAGACTTCGATACAATAAAAGAATTGTACGGATCAGTAAAATCAAACAGAGCAAGAAACCTTCCACTATGGCAGACGATATCTTCAGTCGTCGGGATAGGCGTTAATCCTCAATATGATGCAACTTATGATGTTAAGCAAGGACAGCAATTAGATTTATTAATTGATGATCCAACGGCGGCGATTTCTGTTAATCAGGCAGGAGATTATATCTGGGGGATTCTCTGGGGTACTGGTGATAACGTATTTAACCTTGTGCCTTCTGATTATGTTTTAGAGATGGCCTCAAAGAGCGAGCTTGATAAATATTATCAATTTGTTTCTAAGCGCGTGTTAGAAGATATGAATAATCCTAATGCCGGATTGAATACTTGCGCAAAGCCTTACTGCTACGATCAGGTGGCATTTGGTACTTCTGGGCTTGGGTGTTTCCCGAACAAGGCTTTTGATAATGGCGTTGAAGATAATCCTTTCTTCTTCAGGAATTACGGCGTTGATAATCTTGCGATAGACGAAGGCAAGAACGGATTGGTTGACATTATCTTTGTACCATTACGCTGGCGAGTTAATCGTATTGTGTCAGAGTTCGCAATGGAAAATGGAGTATTGAATAAGAAGATATTCTCACAATTACCAAAAGATATTCAGGCGGCGTATAACTCTGCAGATTACAATAAAGAGTTTAATATTGTGCATGGGATTATTCCGCGAGATGATTTCAGTCCGAAGTATAAAGGCAAGCGAGGGGCAAGGTATCGCGGGATTTGGTTTTGTGATGATAATGCAGACAAACCTTTCTTTGAAGAAGATTATAAGACATTGCCTATTGCTGTTTGCAGAGGCATAAGAATAAGGGGAGACGTTTGGGGCAGGGCTTCCGGCACGATGATTATCTCTACAATTAGATCCGTTAATTATATGGTTGGGAAAGTTATTGAGATTGTCGAGAAGCAAGGAAGTCCGTCATTAGGAATGTTTAATAACGCGCTTATTGGCGATGGAGTATTAGACACGTCCGCTGATGGAATAAATATATTTAATCCTGCTATGGCGTCTGATGGGAAGAACCCACTATTCCCGCTGTATGATGTTGGCGATCCGTCAAAGATTATCCAATTCCTCATACCTTACCTAAATGAGAAGATTTCTACGGCTTTTAAAATTGACATTCTATTAGACTTCGCGTCAGACGCAAGTAAAACGGCAACTGAAATGTTACAGAGATCAGTTATCCGCGGGAAATCTTTAGCCGGATTCTTGCAACAACAGAAATGTGAGTTGATTGTTCCAATAATACATCGGAGCGTTTCTATTGAGCAAGATAAACAAAGATTAGGGATTGATGCTAATGTTTTTGCTGAAGAGGCAAAAATGTTAATTGATATAGGTAAGGCGGACATGATAATTCCTCCGGCCGTAGTTAAATGTATCTCCGAAGGGAAACCTTGGTATAAGATACAGTTCAATAATGAACTCGAAAAATTAAGCCGGACAGAGCGCGTTGAAGCCTTACTGAAAATGCTTAACGTCATTACATTCTTAGCTTCTGGAAATCAACAGATAATAATGGCGTTTGATTGGTATAAAATAGCCGCAGAGGCAAAAGAGTTGTTATGCCCTAATTCAGATTGGATGTTTAGCGCGGATGAATTTAAGCAACAAATCGCGGCTAATGCTGAAATGATGGCAAAAGAAAGACAGATGTTAATGTTAGAACAAGCGTCAAACACAGTTAAGAACGCCGCAGGGGCAGATAAATTGGCGGCTGAAGCAAGTAGAGGGGGTAAATAATGGGCGATGTTGTTTCAAGGTTGATGGAAAAAGCTAAAGAGCAAGAGAAGCAGGAAGAACTATCGAAGGAAGAAATGGAGCAATTTAAAGGATGTGTTAATCGTTTATTATCTTCTGAAGATGGTATTTTCTTTTGGCGTAAGATGCGCAAGGTTATGAGGATATATTCAATCAATGCAGATTTAAGTCCTTTAGTTATGGCCGGAGAGAAGGCTTTACGCAATGTTTATTTATCTGTATGGAAACTTTTAGACAAAGATGTGCAGGAAAAAATTGAAAGGGGCGAATAATGGCAGATGAACAAGAAAGGCAAGGAGCGGCCGGAGCAGGCGCAGGACAGGGCGATAAGTCGCAAGCAGGGCAATCTGGCGATAAAGGCGCTCAAGGTCAAGCGCAAGGGCAACAGGGCGCAACTGAAGGGCAAGGGTTTAGCGTTCCCAAAGAATACGCTGAAAAAGGATGGGCAAAGAAGGTTAAGACTCAAGATGATGTGTATAAGCTCATTGACAATTTAGATTCAACAGTCGGTAAAAAGATGGTTGTACCTGATTTTGAGAAGGGCGATCCTAAAGAGATTGAGGCGTTTGTTAATATGTTGCGCCCGAAATCAAAGGATGAATACTCTTTTGGAGAAGGTGTTGACAAAGAACTTGCAGGAAAAGCGGCTGAAATCTTTCATAAACATGGTATTCCTGCTTTTTTATTGAATAAAGCTATTCCGGAATACATTGCTCTTGAGAAAGCTAAGGCTGCAGCTATGTACAGCAAGGAAGGAATGGAAGAGATATTAAAAACATCTTTTGGGGATTCTTACAAGGAAACAACTGGAAAGACAACTAATTTCTTGAAAGAAAATCTATCTAAAGAAGATGCTGAATTATTAGAGTCTTTACCTAATGAGCAAATGGGGGTTGTTTATAGGTTGGCAAAGAAAGTCATTGACGCATACGGCGTGAAAGAAACAGGACAGGCCGGAGAAGGTGGCGGTGGTAAGCATTCTGGAAATGTGGAAGAGGTAAGGAAATCTTTGAGAACTCAAATGTCAGAGATGAAGAAGCGTCCTCACAATGCAGAGGATTACCAAAAACTATTAGATCAATTATCAGCAACATATTCAAACTAAGGGGGCTTTATGTTAAAAGTAACAGTATCAGGAGAGTATAGAACAAGTAACGGGAAAGAGGGCGATATTGTAGAATTTGAAAACGTGGTTGGGATTATGCCTGATTGTAATGAAGATTGGGTATTAAGTCATGTAAAAAATCGTTATTTGGCAAGATGGATTAAAGCTGACGCAAGATATAAGCAAAGAATGAATAGCGTTAGAACTCTTTACATTGACAATATTGAGGTCGTTAAAGGTGTTGCCTCGTGTTATGGCAAAGATATTAAAGCTATGACATGGGAAGAGTTGCAAGATTTAGCAGTCTGCAAGCACTTGTTAGCAATCCCTCTAATCAATGCCACAGATATACGACAAGCGCGTGAAACTGCTTATTTCGAGTATAGCGATAAAATTGTCGGGAATAAGATAGATATAAGAAAAGATTATTCTTATATTAATCTTCCGGAGTTAAAAGTTAAAGGCGCTGAAGTTTATGTTGAAGAGCCTAAGGCTTCAAATGAAGATGCAATTAAAGATCTTCAAGAAGAAACGCATGAATTTACGCGCGATGAGCTAAAGAAGTTAGCAACAGATAAAGGATGTAAATTCCCAGCTAACATTAAATACGAACGATTGTATGAAATGGTTTTTGGGAAGTAATAAATAGAAATGCAGGACACTTCTTCTTTTTAAGAACCCTGCAAAAAACGGTTTGGGCGTTCCGCGAAACGTCAAGAAAACCCGCTTTTGCGGATACTTTTCGAAAAAGATAAAATCGAAAAATATCAACATTCTTAAAAGGAGGAAAACATGGGATCGACTTATAACCCAAGCATTGATCAGGGAGCTTTGCAACAGTTCAGAGATAATTTCTTAGAACTTGCACAGCAAACAAAATCTGCTTTAGGATCATCTAAAGCTGTAATGCACTTACCAAGCAAAGGTAAGACAAACAATTTAGGCCGAATTGGTAAAGTTGAGCTTACTGAAGTTGAAGGACGCAATCCTAACAAATCATACGGCGATTATTCTATTGATAATCGTATGCTTACCAAAAGACGTTTCACAAAAACGATTACCATTGACAAAAAGAATGACATCAATGAGTTAATCAGAGATCCTCAAAGCGATATTCTTAAACAAATCGTTAATGCAAAAGAACGCGTTATTGATAGAGTTATTGCTTCAGCAGCTGCCGGACCTGTTTTAGTCGGCGCTCCTGATGTAGCTCCTTCTTCTATCAGCGCGGCAACTGATGGCGTAATTACTTTAAGCGCTGTTTCCGGCTTAACTTATGCCATTATCCAGCAAGTAACTCAAAAATTCATCAACAACGATATGTCTTATGAAATGTTTCGTGGCTCTGCATTGTGTATTTCTGGAAAAGAAAACACAGATTTAATGCAAGAACCTCAATTCATCAATAACGATTATATCAGCGCTCGCCCTGTTGAAGCTGGTAAGATGAATAATGCTGGTATTTATGAAGTTAAATTATTTGCAGGAAGCGAAAACGGCGGTATTACTGTTAGCTCGCCTATTCTTCCTGAAAGCGGCGCTTATCGTTCTTGCTTAGTGTTAGCTCCTGAATCTGTGGCTTTAGCTATGGAAATCGGAGATTTAAGCGTAGAAAAGAATCCGCTTAAAGTTAATAGCATGGATATTACGATTGACCTTTGGATTAACGCCATGAGAACTGAAGGCGCAAGGGTTATCATTTTAACCACGACTATATAATTTAATTGTAAAACTTTTTAAATAGGAGGAATAAGATGGCTAAAAAACAAACATTGGGTTATACGGCAAAACCGAGTGATCCATTATACACAAACGGGAAGTATATCCGAGAAGTATTGGCTGCTATTAGCATTACAGCAGCAGCAGCGGCAAACGATGTCCATGTGTTAGCACATAACATCCCAATTGACGCTCAAGTTGTAGGTATCTTTTTACCATCTGGGTCAGCTCAAATCGCTGATTTGACAGATGTGGATTTTGGTTTTCATCGTGCGGATAACGATGCAGCATTAGACATTGACGCCTTAGCTGATGGCGTTAATTTTTCAGCGGCCGCAAGAACTTATGCGGTTGATCTTATCGGATCAGGCTTGACGTTTGATACGACAAAGAATATTGGAGAGCTTCTTAGCCTTCAATCTGATGAAGAGCCTTCAGGCGGTGTCAATGTAACTGCAACGATTAAGGCCGAAGGTGCGGGAACTGGCACTATTCCTGTTTTAGTAAGAATAGCGTTTCCTGCGTAAACTCGAGTAAATACGCAATGGGGAGGCAGTTGCCCCCTGTCTCCCCAAACAATAGAAAGGATAAAAATGAGAAAATATATATTAGCTTTAGTGGCAATTATTTTGATGGTTGCTTTTGTTGCTAATGCAGAAGTAGA